CAGCATCTTTTTGTCTGCTAGATAACATTGCATCTGCAAACTGAGCTGATGCCATTGGCTTCATATTGGTGCGTTTTAGTGTTGCTTTAGCTTGAGCTGCATAAGCATTAATCATTGCTATTTGAGTAGCTGATGCTTTGCCATACATAGGCATCAAACGCTCTGCCAAGCACCATCTAAGAGCCATTGAATAGCCTTGTGGAAGAACTATATCGTCATACATAGTGCCGTAATTGCTAAATATGGTCTGAGCAAATAAATGGACTTCGCCTTGTGAAGGGTTAGGCCATAAAAATATATTTCCTGATTGCTCATTTGGATTGAAATATACGGCTTTAGGCCAAGGCCCTGACAAAGTTTTAAGACCAATCGAGTTGTAGTTATCTAAAGCTAGAACTGCCATTTGGTAATCCAAGCCACCATTAAGAATTGGCATACCATTGGAATTAGTATTAATCCTTACATAAGCACTATCAATACCTAATGGCTTTTGATAGTAAGCAGTAATGGTAGAAGGAACAATAGTGCCTGTTATGGTTGTAGAGGCTACAGTCTGTGAAGCGCTTACTGTGTAAGTTCCAACTCCACCAGTTCCTGAAATTAGAGCTGAAATCGTTGTTCCTGCCGTTACTCCAGTTCCACTAATAACAGAGCCTACATTGACAGCGCCTGAAGTCATAGCTGTAACAGTTAGGGTTGTTCCTGAGATTGAACCAGTAAATACAGGAGTTTGAGTGGGCTGAGTAATGTTTAAAAGGTAAGTTCCTTGCTCGTTTACATTACCGCCAGCTCCTGTCAGATTACGAACAATGCGAGTTCCGCTAGTAATTCCTTGACAACTTAAATACTGACCTTGAGCTACAGCTCCTGAATTAATACCAGTAACTGTCAAAACATTACCTGAAAAAGTTCCTGTAAAGTTTGAGCCAATAAAGTTAGCAGTAGATGGATCAGGGCCTATCGTATATTGCACTTGACCAGCTATGACAGGAAAAATGATTTCTGTAATGTTAAAAACCATCATATCCTCGTTAGACCATTGGTCTATGAGGTCATTCATCATCTCAAAAGCATCTCTAGCAGAATCGGCTGTAGGTTGCTCTCCAGCTTCTAAAGCGCCAATATCCTTTAATGCTCTTGAAATTATGTCAATTGGCTTTGCCATAGTAGCTCCTATTAAATAGTGAATGTATTAGCTAACCAAGGAAAATCAGCTTTATCACTACTTTTTAACAATTCTAATTGTCTATCTAAATTCAATTTTATGATGTTTATTTCATCTTTGGTAGTGTCTTGATCTAACCAACGAATTAAATCTTCTTCTTTAATTTCTGCATAAGGTTTGACAACTGTTCCTTCAGAAAAAGAATGATAGCCTTCAGTTTCGACAGTATTTGTTTCATCTTGTGCCTTTAATAAATAACGAACTTTTTCAATCGTTTGATTTCCAAAAACTTCTAAAATTGACCAAGTGTAATTAATCATACCTCTACCCAAGAAGTAGTTGGTTCATCCCATTTATAAATTTTTTCATCATTAGGATATGGGGTTGGCGCTTCCCACAACCAAGTAGATTGATTTAATGTCCAACTTGCATAAGGTTTTGGTGCATAAAACACATCATTTGTTGCGTCATAGATATAACCAACACCAGCATAATTTCCTCTTAATGGAGTTCCACCAAGTTTGTGTTGATTTCCATGTGTGTTATAGGATGTTTGTATCCATTGACCAGGACTTGTATCAACAAAAGTATCAAAAAATTCAGGTTCAGCGACAATGACTTGCACTACAACACCATCTCTTACTTTTGCAAAATGTGCCATATTTATTCCTTAAGCCGTATATGTGCCTGATGATTTGAAAATCAATACTGTGTTAGAGCCGTTTGTTACTACTGTTGGAGATCCTGATGTTGTTCCAGTATATGAACTAGTTGGTATAGAAAGTAATACAACACCTGATCCACCAGCTCCACCATCAGGAAGGTTAGAGCCATTAGAACAACCGCCTCCACCGCCACCTCCAGTATTAACAGTTCCAGCTATACCAGCAGCACCGCTACTTTGACCAGCATTTCCACCACCACCGCTTCCACCAAGACCACCAGCAGCAAAATAACGACCACCACCACCACCGCCAGCAAAGTAAACAGAACTACTAACCACTTGTCCAACAGAGGCAGATGTTGCTTGTGCTGTGGTAATTAAAGTAGTGATTGCTCCGACACCTCCAGCACCTCCAGTAGTAGTTGTTCCAGCACCTCCTACACCACCAGCTCCTCCACCTCCTCCTGAGCCATATGCAGAACCTCCTGAAGTTCCAGCACCTCCATTATTGCCTTGTCCGACTGTTCCTGAACCGCCAGCATTACCAAAGCCAACACCACCGCCACCTGATCCACCGCTACCACCATCTCCAATATCCCAATATCCTCCTCTACCACCGCCTATTCGACTAGCGTTAAGAGTGTCAGCAACAATGCTTGATGTTCCACCAATAGTAGGTGCTATGCTACTACCATACGATCCAGCAGTTCCACCTGCACCAACAGTAATGTAATAAACTGCACCAGCAGTAAGTGAAAGAGAGCTAGAAGTAAGTCCACCACCTCCACCACCTCCACCAGTTCCACTAGAACCGCCACCACCACCGCCAGCAACAATTAAAGCAGTAACTGATATTCCTGTGCTAATTGCTTGGCTTGTCCATGTAGTTCCATTAGAAGTAAGAACATTTCCTGTTGTTCCTGGCGCAACAAATTGAACTGCTGATGTTCCATTTCCTAAAACAACATTATTTGCTGTTAATGATGTTTGTCCAGTTCCACCATTAGCTACCGATAAAGTTCCGCTAGATATATTACTAGCGCTTAAAGAAGTCAAACTTGCACCTGAACCACTAAATGCAGTAGAAGTTAATAATCCAGTAGAAGGGTTATATTGGAGCTTGGTAGAGCTTACATTTTCACCAGTAATTGTTCCGCTTGTAGCGCTTGTAAAGGTTAAATAACGAGTTGCGTTAGTGGTTGTATCGTCTGTAATGGTTATTCCACCAGTTACAGTATTAGCAATCGTTATCGCTCCTCCAGTAGTAGGAGTAATGCTGATGCCTGTTCCTGCTGTCAAATTAATATTTGACCAATATTGTCCTGTTTGGTTATAACTTAATATTTGACCGCCAGTTGGAGAAGTAATTTGAACATTTGAGTCTGTTCCTCCTAATGAAGAACCAGCATTTACTCTTACAGTAATAACACCGCCACCAGCAGAACCGCCTTTATTACAAGCAGCAACTTGAGCTTTTATATTTGGAGCTGATGGTTTAGTTGCTGTTAATCCTCCAGTAACGGATGGATCATACCAAAGAATATCTCCATCATTAAATGATGCAGTATTTACATTAGTTAAAACTCCAAAAGTTTGAACAAAACCAAAAGCATTGTTAGCAATAGATTCAGCAGCTACACCAATAATGTAAGTTCCATCAGTTAATCCTGTAGCTGGAGCTCCTGTTAATATTCCTGAAGCTCCAACAGATCCTGTGAACATAATCACTTGACCTTTGGTAATAGTGGCGCTTGCTTTTATATACAAATATTGATCTTCACCAATATGTTGAGTAATATTACCGCCTGTCATTCCATAAGCTAAAGAATTATTGGTTAAATCCCAACCAAGCTGACCAGCAGTTAAAGCCGTTGCATAAGCTGTATCAAAATCAATGACATCAATATTGGGGTTATATAAAGTTGGATTTGTTGCCAAAGCGACAACTGTTCCTGATCCTGTCGTTGAATAGCTTGTTCCCCATGCAGAACCAGTTGAATTTGGTATTCCTGCGCCAGGGTAAACCATAAAAGATGTTCCAGCTACCCATGAAGCAGTAGTTCCATTGGATGTCAGAACTGTATTATTAGAACCAATCGCTAGACGAGTTGCGCTATTTGTTCCATTACCAATGATTAAATCACCAGTAGTTGTAATAGGAGAAAGCGCATTAAACGCAGCAGAAGCTGTAGTTTGACCAGTTCCACCACTAGCAATTGCTAGAGTTGCAGATAAACCAGCAGCAGTTCCTGTTGTATTTTGATTAAAGGTAGGCCATGTAAATGTGCCTGAGCTGAAATCACCTGAAGTTGGTGTTCCTAGCGCTCCACCATTTACAAGAACAGAGCCTGAAGAACCAACATTGACCGCTAATGCAGTAGCTACACCAGTTCCTAGACCAGTAATTGATCCTACGGCTGGAGTAATTGTTGAATTGCTTGCAGAAGTGATTTGACCTTGTGCATTTACAGCGATAACCGCAGAAGCAGTTGCAGAGCCATAAGTTGCATTGATAACACCAGTATTTGTAATGCTAAATACACCAGCAGAAAGAGTTAATCCAGTTCCTGCGCTGTATGTAGAAGATACGCTGAAATTTGCCCAATCTAGAGCTGTAACTCCAAGAGTTCCACCTTCTTGAGCTAGGCTATACCATGCAGAATAGGCTTGTGAACCTTCTTCCACAAAGACAATAGCACCAACATATTCTTCCCAATTATCAGCTCCTACAGCGTATTCCCAAGCTCCTGATCGAACTACATAAATGCCATTGTTTTTGGAAAGACTTTGGTCTTTTACCAAAACTCGATCTCCATCAGTTAATGGAACTGTATCAATTGTTTGAAAACCTGAAAGAGATGCAATATTGGAAAGGGAAGCTGCTTTAACTGGTTGTTTCCAACTTAGACCAGCAGCGTAATAATCCACATATTGTTTATTGGCTATTCCTGTTGCAGTTGTAGGAGCAACAGATACATATCCTGAAGTAAAGTAACCAACAGCAGGACTTGTAACACCAATAGTAGTGCTATTAATGGTGCTATTGGTAATGTTAAGACCTGATTGTTGAGGATCTACTGTCGCATAAAATGGCTGACCCTGACCAATAAAAGTTTGAAAATTACCTTCAACATCAAAATAAGCCTGGACAGGAAGTAAATTCTGAACAGATGTTACTGGGGGATTAGCCATACAGCATCCTTTAAATTTTTAAGACTGATTCCCTACTGGAGTTATATATACAAGAGCAGGGCCTGTAGCAGAACCGATAGCAGATACTTGGAAGTTATTTGCTGGAGTTGCCAAAACAATTGGTTGAGTCATCAAAGGAGGCAATACAAAAGAACCATTTGTTCCATCAACAGGAAGTGTTGCTGTAGTAGCAGTAACTCCTATTGGAGAAATCTCAATGGCAACTGAATTAGCTCCAGCATTTAAAAATGCTGCGTAATTGACCTGATTATTGCCTACTGAAGAAACAGTAACAGCAGCATGAGCTGTAGCTCCTACCGATAATGCCGTTGTCTGCGCTTGTAATCGCAAAACGATAGTATTAGACATGATTTGTCCTTAGATAGCAGCAAGCTGTTGCCATTTAGAACCATCAGACATCCACAATTTGCCAGTTCCAGTAGCGTTAGAAGTAACGGCTAGGCTGTTAGCAGGAGCTGTAGTAGTGGTTACATTGTCAGTAATAGCAATATCAAGGGATAGAATTTCAACTAAACCAGTTGCTAGAGTAATGCTGTCTAATTTGGGATCTGCGTAAGCTACACCTACGGCTTTGGTATTTGAAGTCATTTTTTTTCCTTTGCAAAGAGGGTTGGACTACTACCTCATTATCCTATTTTTTTGTAAATATTCAATAATATTAACGATTTCTTAGCCAATCTCCGAAATGACCAACAAAAGTTTTAGTTCCTGTATGACCCATTTTAATTTCAGGATCACACCAAACCTTACCTCCTAATTTGCTCCATCTAAAACAGAAAGAATAATCCTCTCCGTATTTCTTATCACCATCAGCAATATGAGCAAATAAGTCATAAAACAAATTGTCTTTAGCTCCATCATGAAAGTATTGTTCAGGATAGGCTTTGACCATTTGCTCTAAGCAATTACGACTAATTTTCATAAATCCAGTAGGAATGGCAGCTACTTCTAGCAAGCCAGTTTCAGGATCAGCCCAAAGTTCAGGTTTATCTAGGTATTTAATTGGAAATCCTAAGTTATCAACTCGATATGGATATATTCCACCAACTAAATCAACAGGATGATCTACAAGCCTTAAAAGAGCGCCTTTTTCCCAAGCTACATCCGAATCGACAAAAACTAAACAATCGGATTCTGTTTTTAAAAAATTAGAGGCTATAGCGCCTCGACAATCCGCTATGTAAGCACTTCCAATGTCATCAATAAGGGTAAATGTATCCCCCCTAGAAACAAGCATTACAAGATCGTTTACCAAAGATCTCATAGTTGCCATATAAACTGAGCCTGTATAGGCTGGAATAGCGATAGTGATGTGCATTTCTTCCCTTCACAAAAGAAAAAGCCCACCCCTTTTGGGAGTGAGCTTTGATTTACAACATGATTAGGCTGTTACACCAATGTTCTTCAATGCAGTAATGATGTCATTAACTGCTGTAGAAATTGCTGTTCCAGTTGCGTTAGTAGCAATCGTTGTAATCGCTGCTGCTTGCACTACTGGAGTTTCGCCATAAAAGCCTACTTTACCACCAGCTACACCTAGAGCTACACCATCGGCTGCATTGCCGTTGAATAGATAGACTGCTGATACTGTTGATGCTGGGCCTGGATTAGACATAATTAGTTCCTTTCTTTATCCAATTAATTAAGATGCAATACGGCAAGCCAACTCAGGATAGAGTGGGGCCCAACCATAGAGAACATCTAGACGAGTAGGAATCGAGTCATTGTTGATGGTGTATTGACGAACCACACGCATAGACAGACCGATTTCTTTGTCGCTTGCACGACCAGCAAAATGAACACCTTCAGGCAACTCAAGATCCGCTACTGCGAGAGTAAACGCATTTCTGTGCATGATGATATTTTGTGGGCTGGTAACACCTGTGCTGTTAAAGAAAGTTACTGCTTGTGCGCCTGAGCTAGTTACGCTGATGTTTTGGAACTGACCAGCAGAAATAGGAGCAGGAGATACATTGACAGTAATAGTTCCACCAGTTCCACTAACAGCAGTATTAACTACGAAATTACGCAGTTTGCCGTAAGACTGACGATTTTGTGGGTTTACACCATAAACACCAGCAATCGTAAAGGTATCACCTTGGTTCAAGCTAACAGTATTAGTCAAAGTCAAGGTAATGTTGGCATTGGAAGCCCAACCGCTAGTCAAGAAACCAGTTGCTGTAGTTACATTGACTGTAGCTGTTCCTGCGAAATTGCCATAGGTTTGATTGACCACGTTCTGATCCATCTTCCAGTTCATACCAGCAGAATCTCGACCCATCAAGCCTTTGCGATATTGCTCACCAATGGCTTCTTGTGGAACAAAAAGACCTTTCAAGCTATCAACAATCGTTGCGCTTGAGAATGGATCAATGATGCAAGATCTACGACCATCACGAGGAGCGCCTTCAGAATCAAGGTAAGCACCAGCGTTCAAGAAGGTGATAAGACCAGTTGGAGGAGTTCCAGCAGTTCCGACTGTGTTGTAAGTAGCATTTTTAGCCATTGTTAAACCATCAAGGTCAATCTTGTTGGCGATAGCAGCAACTGCTGGCTTCAAAACACGATCAGAGAACATATCCAAGCTCAATGCCAAATCCTGAGTAGTGAACTGTGTGTCCACATGGAACTGGGTTGAGAGGGTTACAGGAACTGAAGTTTCGTTGAAATCTTCAACATTCAAGGCAGGGCCTGTCGTTCCAATGAAGCGACCAGGTCTGCGAACATTGACTGTGTTACCAATCTTTGCACCGACTACAGCGAACTGATCGTCATAGTTACGATCTACTTCAGAGGTAAAAGTTAATTCGTTTTCCAAGACCATCAACGCTTCGTTGGTGATCTTGCTAATGGTTAATAAGGTATTACTCATTTTCTCTTTTCCTTAAAAAGAAATTAGGGTTTACCTGATCTTCCCTGCCTTACGAGCTGCTTTCCATGCTTGGTAAGACCCATGAAACTCACCATCTGAGCCAATAGGTGTTTCCATTGCACTTCCAGTAGCCTTTAAAGGACTGAGAGGAGCAGGAGCTTTAGACTTCTGAGCAACAGGCTTACTTATAGGCTTTTCTTCTTGAGCAATTGCTTGCTTCTCAAATCTAGCCTCCAATTTCCCAATTTCTCTCAAAGCTCTATGAACAGGCAATGATTGGAACTTCTCAGCTTCTTCCTCATCTAGACTAGCTAGGTGATAAAGAATCTCAGGGCCAACATCTGATTCAATAATTGCATCTCTAACTTCGTTGCTTACAACGACTTTAGTAGATTCAACAATATCATCAAAATCAGCTAAATGAGGCTTTGCTTTCTCAAGTTTCTCACTCCAAGTCTTTAGGACTTTAGAGCGTTCTTCTTCAGCTCTGCGAAATGCTTCTTGCTGATCCCTATCATATAACGCTTTTTCTGCTGACCATTCTGCTAAAGCCTTTGCATATTCAAAAGCATCATCAAACTGGTCTGCCCTAGGTTCTGCTCCGATTGGATCTTCCACTTTTTGCTGTGGAGCGTTCCTTTCTTCGTATTCCCTAAGTCTAGCTTCCAAAGCCTCTTTTTCAGCTTGTGCCTTGGCAGCGTTTTCTTCTGCCAATTTACGAGCTTTAGTTAGCTCTGAAAACCGCTTTTCGAGTTTAGGATTTTGTTTCCGTTCCTCTGTTACTTTCGCTTCAGGCTCTGATTCTTGTTCACTCTCACCTTCAGCTTCAACTATCGGCTCTGACTCAGGAGTTTCCTCAACTGCTTCAGCCTCAACAGGAGCTTCCTCGGTAGCTAAACCAAGACGATTCATAGTCCATTCAGCTAAATTTTCACTTGTTACTACATTTCCAGCCGTTTTTGGCTGTTCTACAGCTTGTGCTTCTGACATGAGTAATCCTCAAGATTTTTACCCAATGATCCCATTGGTAGGTTTACAACAGTTCATTTTTACCACTAAAACTTATTTAAAACAATATTATTTAAAGTTTGAATCATCTTCAACTTGTTCTCTATGAACACTCTCAAAATGATGAGCTGCTTCTTTGCGTTCTGCTGGAGAAAACATTTTGTGCCAAGGTGTATCAGGAGTTCCATGCTCTTTGTGATACGACTGAGCTGCTCGATCAGCATGGTATCCCCATAACTTACGAGCCTTGTCTTGCTCGTATTCACCTTTTTTCATTTTCTTTTGTAAGTTTTTGACAATAGGAATATGACTTGAGCGATACAAATGTTGATCGTTATCAGCATGAAGCGCTAATTCTTTAGCGCCAGGACTCATTTTGTCGTAATCAGGCTCATCATATTTAGGCTTTCCAGCCTTTTTAGCCATTTCTGACTTGATGAATTGCTCTCTGTTTTCGCTAGTTACTAAAGGCATTATTGGACTCCTTGTGGCATAGGTTGTTGCATTGGTTGAGGTTGCATAGGTTCTAGAACTGGTTGCTGTGGAGGCATAGGAATATTGGTTTGAGGCTGACCAGTTAGGGGATTAGGCTCATGTCCTATATCCCTAGCAGCTTCCCTAGCATAGGCAAATTGCTCCTCATTCCTACGCTCAATTTCAGCTTCCAGTTGTCTTGTGTCAAGATTGGCGATAAGTAGCTTAACAATCGCATCAATCTCAGTCTTGTTTTGGCTCGTAATTGACCTAGTATTTTGGTCATTGACCCTAACTTCTGCCATTGTCTGAGTGTTATAGGCTCTAGCAGTAGTTTCCATAAGAGTGCGCTTGGTATGAGCATCTTCTTTGGCTTGTTGCATAGTTGCGCCATATTTGATGTCCATAGCCAACATTTGATTCTGTTGCTGTAATTGCTGAATTGTCTGTTGAGATTGTGCCAACTGCATCTGAACTTGAGGAGGAACATCTGATTTCTCGTCAATTTGAGCAAGTGGGTTTGCAGCAGCTAATCGATCAGCAATAATCTCAGCGCCAGGGAAGTCCATGTTACGGAAGATTAGATCACCAGCAGTTGCCATTAAATTAGGATCAGCAGCAAGCAAAGTCATCATGTTTTCGACAGCTTCGGTTCTCTTAGTTGAGAAGCCAGGGCCTGTATCCATCACTACATCATAACGACCAACAGATACATCATTAAGGATTCGCTCAACTCCTTGCTCATCCGTTACTCGCTGATTTAGGGTAACGATTTCAGGCTTTTCGTCAGCTCCGATAATTCGCATGACACGCTCTGTATCGTAAATCTTAGGAATCAGGTCAAGAATGATGCGACCACAGTAGGCAATAGAGCGAGTCAGATTGTCGTAATAGTGGAAGTTCACCATATCGACTTGCTGTTGCTGACCAGCTAAAGCCTTTCCTGAGATATTTCCTTGTGGGAGCTGACTTGGATCATAGATACCTACGACAGTCATCAAGTCATTACTCATGCCTTGAGTGGCTGTAACGATACCAGCAGGAGGAGGCTCAGGTTGTAAACGAGTAGGAGCTGGTGCTATTCTGCCTTCTGTATCTGTTTGCTTGTAACGCAATACAGGCATAGCCTTAATATTGGCTTGATTCCACTCTTGCTCATGTCCTTCGTCTTGACCCTCTGCCAATAACCATTTGGCTTTGGGAGCAAGAGCAACTGATTCAGTCAAAGCTGTAGTCCAGTAGTTATACATACGCTGTGGATCTTTAGCCATGCGAACCAAGCCAAATTTCTTGTGCTTTGCATCAACTATGCAAGATTGACCATAAACAGGAATAACTGGAATGTATTTACCGGCCCAATCCCCTTCTTCAAGGACTTCCATAGCCGTTACTTTGCACCATTTAATTTGCTTTTTGTAGGTATCTCTGCGCTCAATAATGGTGATTCCAGCTTCTGCTAATGCTTCTTCACTAGGCAATTCGTCTTGATAAACGCTTGTTCCATCTGACAGAAGCACTAATTTGGAAGGAGTTTTGACTGTGTAAAAATATTCGGCAATGCGAACATCTTCCTTAGTTACCCATTCTGCATCTGAATCACCAGTTCCACGATTATTAAATCCCTGACCATCATCTTTGCCAGGATACATAGCTCTGAATGTTTTCTTGCTGACTACAGTAGTAATCAAACAACGCTCTGCATCCGATCCATCAGGAAGCTGTGAATTAGGATCAAAATAGACTGTAAAAGGATTGTCGATTGGTCTAATGTAGATTTCCTGTTCAAAGGAATCATCAGAAATGTAATCGGTCATGATTCGGAAATAACCCCATCCCATCTTGACCGCATATTCAACGGCTGTGTCATAAGCGACATCAGCAGAGGATTGATATTCAATGTGTCTGCAAACACCACTCAGAATCTCAGCTAACTTGGCATCTGCTTCATTGTTCATGCCTTGCACTTTAATGCGAGGTCTTTGCTGTCTGATTTGGTTACAGATTTGACGAACATAGGCATCTACCTTATTAATCGTCAAGCAAGGTCTAGATTCTAAGACTCGGCTGTTTTGCACATCTACAGGCCATTGATCTCCTGCACAAAACCTTACATCATCAAGAGCTTCAGCTCGATTATTAGAATCAACAGTATTGCAAAGATCGAGAAACTTTTTAGCTTCATTAATGCGACTATCTTCGCCAGTATCTTGATTTTGATAATCTGCCATATCTATCCCATCCAACTCCCATAAGGAGCATAAGTTTGTTTAACTGGTTGCCTTTTCTTAGGCTCGTTCACCATTAATCCAATATATCGCCAAGCATCAGCGCCATGCGAATAAATGTCATGTAACGGCTTTTGGCTAAAAGTTCCATGCTCATCAACATCATAGCGATAATGTCTTAAACAGTTTAAACCTTCTTCTGTATTTTTTCTATCAAAATAACATCTTGGGAATATTGTTCTTGCAGCGTTTATTGAGTCTGTTACAGGAACTCGGTCAAGGATCTGAACTTTTAATCCTGTCGCTCTGACAATTTCCTCAATAGACTTTCCTGTTCCTAATGACTTGGCAGCAGCATCATGAGGTAGCCAAATGGTGTCATAAATGTAACCAAATGTTTGCATTAGGCTCAAATAATGCTGAATGGTCTTTTGGTTATCCTCAAAATATCTCAGCACTCGAATGTCAAATCCTACATATTGAATAATCCAGCAAGCTGTATTGTCTGCCCAACCAAGGTCAAAAATCGCATGACAAGGCTTGGATGGATCATAGGGAACATTGGTAATTCGACCTTCCAACTCAGCCTGATCCATTTCCTTACCAAAGACAGCTCCATCAACTGTGTTCCTTGTAGTGCCTTCCCACACATTGTTATAGGCTGCCAAATCCCTAGATTTAAGGGATAAGCGCTCCAAATTAAGGGTTTCAGGAAACCAAGGATTGTCGTTCCAGTTCACTTTTACGACTACAGAGCTTTCAGGAGGATTCTCCACAAATCGTTTCCATGTTTCGTCTGTAGGCAACTCAGGATTGAAGCTGACCCAAATTTCTGAGTTTTGCTTACGAATGGTAGGAATCAGCACATTCCAGCTATTTGCCGATACAGATTGAGCTTCTTCTACCCAACAAATATCGATACCTTCTATGGACTTGATATTGTTGGTATTGTTCTTGATCCCTGCAAAGATGAACTCAGTTCCATTGATGCCTCGTATAGTTGTCTGAGTAATCTCATAAAAGGACTCCATGCCTAAAACATAGATTTGGTCTGACAAGAGCTTGTGAACAGAGTCCTTAATACTGGTCTGAAATTCCCTGGCGCATAGAATACGCATAGGATCTTTAGTGCCTTTGGCTAATAGCGCTCTAGCAAAGCACCATGACTTAGCGCCTCCTCGCCCACCATAAAATATGCGATAGCGAGTCTTTTCAGGTTGGAAAAGTGCCTCAAATTTCTTAGGAAATCTTATCCTAGAAACTGCATCCTTAATCTTCTGATCGGCTTGCATTAGGCTCTACAAAGCTAATCTCTACACCTTTAAGCAATGGAGCGCCTTCAGCTCCAGTTAGCTCTTGCTTGATACGCTCTGAATACTTCTTAGGGAATCTCGCTGCCATTGATCTAGACCATAGACCCACATTCAAACGATCCCCATCCTTATGCTCCACAAGGTAGGCTTGAGCGTGTTCTTCCCACCAAATTAGCTCTCTGATCTTGGCTTCCTCCAAGGCATGAAAAAATTCTTCATGTTCATCTCGCCAATTACACAAAGTCCTGTAAGTAATGCCCAATGCTCCTGAGATCTGTTCTAAGGATTTACCCTTAGATCCAAGCTCGATAGCCTTCTCACAAAAGGAAGGATCGTATTGCGTTGGTCTGCCTACAGGATTTGCTGTTTCACTCATTTTGCTTCTTCAGTAGTCTTTTCCGTATTCTCTACCAATTCTTGAGCTTTTGCATCTGCTTCCGCTTGCATAATGGCATGAGCTTGAGGAATAGCTTGAACTTTGATCTTATCAATTAAAGGGGAAACAAGGCTATATTCTCCTTTAGAGAGAGCTGCCAAAATAAATTCTACATCTTTGATTTCTAAGTCTTTTAATGTAATGCTCATTTTTTTCCTTTACTTGGTTTCTTTGATGCTTCTCGTTTAACAGAATAGGCGATAGCGAGAGCTTGAGCTTTTGGCTTTCCTGCTTTCAACTCAGCTTTCAAATTAGATTCAAATGCTTTTGGGGAAGATGATTTTTTCAGAGGCATTTAGCAGTTCCAGTTCTTAAGTGATGCTTTGGCTCGTTCAGCAGGGCCTTTCGCTTTTTTGACAACTCCTTCCATCCTTGCACAAAACGAGGCTTTTCTACCAGCATCAGCTTTGGTCTTAGGATTTGGAGCAGGAGGCTTTAGATTCGCATTGTTCTTAGCGTTGTATTCAGCTCGACCTTTAGCTGTCATTCCAGCTCCCTTTTCTGTAGGGTTATAAGTCTTGTCTTTTCCTGTCGTTTTGCGAGGAATGGGTTTGTCATGTTTTTTGGTAGCCATGATTATTTCTTCTTCGCTGTTTTAGCTGCTGCCTTGAAAGCTGCTGCTGTTGGAGCGCCTTTAGTGCCAGGCTTACGCATCTTTTCAACTGGTTTGCCTTCAGCTTTTTGCTTTGCAATACGCTCCTGCTTCGCATGGATATTGGCATATAAGCCAGGTTTAGTTACCATTTCTTGATCCTTTCGTCTGTGATTTTTCCAAATCTTGTCAAAAATAATACTAACTATTACACCAAAAAGAAAAACTGTAATAATTTCAAGCCATTGCATCTGATTTCTCCTCAATAAAGCAGACATCTTGCCAACTCATGACCAAATAACACTCACCATCTTCAATGTATTCAAAATATTTAAGGTATTCGTCAGTTCCCATTGTTCCATAGCGAACAAAATCACCAACGGCTACAGGCATTTCTTGTCTGCGACCTTTAATGAGTTTGCCTTCTCCTACTGCTACGACAGTTCCCATATTGGGTTGCTCTGACATTACGACTTCAATGATGGAGCTTTTTAGCCGTTCTTGAGGCTTTACAACGATCTTATCTGCTAGAGGTTTGAGCTTCATTCGACCACCTTTTTTGGTCTGCCTCTAGGCTTTGGTTGAATTAATCCTGCTTCTTCCATGATCCGCTTTCGTTTCTCTTTGGGATCAGTTTCAATGGCAATTTCAATATCCTGAATCATTGTTTCAAAGACAGGATTTGGAGGAACAACGACAAATTCCCCACACCATTCAGTTCCATGCCTGTTTTGGAATGTAGGGAATCTTCTGCAACTCCCCATAAAGTCATTTTCTTGAGAAAGAAAATATATACAGGAATTACAGCTCTCTTTAGAATTTAAATCAGCCATTCAACTTCTCCGATAGTTGCTTGGTTAGAAATCCCCTAGAACCTTCACGCTAGGGGATTTCGCTTTTTAACCACGCTTGTGAGTGTAGCAAACTCCTGCTGTGCGACCAGTATTAAAGAGCTTGTCTTTGCCAGTAGCATCTTCCATACCCATGCCTACACCATTGTTGCGCTTAACCATGCGCTCACCAGTTTTATCAGATGAAGCTGCTTTAGCTGGAGCTTTAGCGCCAGTAGTAGAAGGAACTCCACTCATAGAATCCATTTTGCCCATGTTATTTCTCCTATAGAAATGGGATTAGAGGCTTTATTTTCGCTTATCCACTATGGTTGTCAAGTAGTTTAACTAAACGAATTGCACCATCAACATCATTAATTCGAACAACTGCTGATCCTCTCCAGTTCATCATAAAAAGTTCTTGAGCTGAGGTGTATTTACTTTTTTCACTTTGCTTAATTTCAACTAAACAAGTGATTTTATTTTTTCCTACTACGAGATCTGGAAACCCTCCTGCGACTCTGCTTGTATCAAAAACAGAGCATCCTAGTTGCCGTAATGTTTTGACAATTTCTGAATGGTTATTGTCAGTTCTTTTAGCGTAACTCAAGCAATTCCTTTGTTTTTTCCAAGAGATCCTCCTCAGACAGACCCCAATATTTAGTGAATCCTTTGTGTCCTAAGCTATGCACCGAATGATTTCCTAGCCTGTGATGCCACATACAGAGTGGAATTGACTCAGAGCTGTTCCTAGTCTGACCAAAGCGCCTTATATGGTGAATCTCAACTGGTGAGTCATCCATATTCTTTATATCGTTCTGTCTGCACAAAATACATCCAAGCCTTGCGAGTTGAGCATATTTTTCTTTTTCAGCTTTGGTCATTAAAAAGGCTCTGTTAAGTCCACGAATTTAAACAATTTTATTGGAACATCATAGTAAAGCTCGTCTTTTGTATCGTCTTTCATTTGCCATTGTGGATGACTTAAAGCCTTTTCACCTTTGATCCAGTAAGCATGAGTCATGTTTTGGGTAAGTGCAAAGAACAAAGTCTTAGGCGCTTCAAGCATATGCTTTTTACGAACAGGCACATGGATAGTAGGATATGGGCAGCTTGGAAACCAAGACCTAACTTCTACTTCTGCAAAGCCTACTGGTTCACCATTTCGGTAAACAATCAGATCAGTTCCATAAATATCAGGATTGTCTTTGGCATCAAGACCCCATTTCATTTTTATCCAATCCGACACAGCTTTGCGAGCTGGAGGATCGTATTGGTCATGCAGAATTTGATCAAACTTTTTGATTTTCATTAGCAATGTCTTGGAGTTTGAGTGCCATTTCGACTAAATCATGGGCTATTTGATAGGCTTTGCTAGGATTTCTTTCTAACATAGCCTTTTCATAGTCTTTGCTCAATCGTCTTAAAACTAAGAGTGGTAATCCGTAATCGTTCATATATTTCCTTCAATAATTAAAGTGCATTTATCGCCTGATGCTTTTCGTTCAACTGAAACTTCACAAAGACCATCAATGTTATGCAGCCTTTTTGCAATAAAAAGACATAAATTTTCTAAAGTAGGGATACCAAGATCAGGAACATTGTTAAGAAATTCATGATCCAAAGCATATTTAATGGCATCTACAGAATGTTTAATATCTCCAAAATCTCTAATCATGCCGTTTTCTCCTAGCTTTCCTTGAATCGAAATACTTGCATGATAGGTATGACCATGAATATTTTTAGACTTTAAATGGTCATAAACATTTACTGTTCTATCAAGGGTATGAGCTGCATCAAAAAAGAAAGTTTGAGTAAGTTTCAAAATAATCCTTCCTGTTCAATTTGCACAAAATTCCAAGTAGCAGGAGCATTGTGAGCTTCAATTCTTGCTCTCATTACTTGCGCTCTAGCTTCTTTAGTTGGAGGAGGGTAATTTCCGTTTTTCCAATGTTTATCAATTCCTACATTTCTTCCTATATTGGTGCTGTCTGTTGAACTAAAAGGAAATTTAGTAAAAATGCCAGGATCGAGCATCCTAAGACCATGCAACTTACAGATTGGCCTTCCCATGTCATCACATACAACTCTCATAGCAGCTCCCATCCTAGCCCACCAAATATTGCTACCAACTGTGGAATATTCTCCTGAACTTCCTAAACAAACACGAACATAGGTATTTGCTAACTGCTCAAGTCTTTCTAAGGATTCATGCAAATGCCAAACTGGAGAACCAAACCAATACGGCAAAGGGCAATCTTTTAATAAGGCATCATTGTCATCTTCTGTTCCATCAATAACATCAGGAATAACAGCGAAATCACAAGATGGAACTTTTTTAAGATTTAAGGCCCAATCATAAAAATCAGTCCAATCTTTAACTGGTTTTCCTGACTTCCAAGCACTAAAAGCACCATTGTCTAAAGCAAAAGATTGAGCTAGATCAATCGCTGTTCCCACTTGGTCAGAATGTGCAAACGAAACAAAAGCATGACCAGCTTGCACCGCATAATTAGCAACTGTAGTAGGAGTTATAGGAAGCCCATGATAATGAATCATATATTTCCCTGCCTTCTGTTGCTTGACAAAGTTCTCCAAATCTCAATGATTCGGATCTCATGATTTCGCTCATTGTCTATTTTTTTGTAATTTGTCAGCGCATCAGTCCATGCTTTGACCGCTTTTGCGTAAGTTTCGCTAGATTTGGCTATGGCTGTTCTTTCAGCTACTGTTCCTTCCGCAAGTAAAAAGGCATGACTTTCAGCTTGTTTTAGACCTTCCTCAAGAAATTTCAGCTCACCATACCAGCGAGCATGGTTCTCATCTGACATAGACAGCTTTATTAAAGCCTCCTCTACTCGGTTCTCATTTAGTTGATTTAAGTTCATTTCCATTCTCCTTTTTCATCAGCTCTATTTCCTTTCAACCATTGATCTTCAAAATCCCTTAAAAGTTTCACATGAAACTTATGTTTTTTTAGATACTCTCTAAAAACCTTTAAACCCCATATCCTGCGCCACTTAATTAGTTGCCGAACAGCGCATTGATGCCGATACTTTTCCTCATTCATCTATTCGTTTTCTGAGCAAATTCCATGCTGTTGCTGCACAAAGGGGAACTTGTCCATTTCCAATGGCTTTAAGTCTGTCCACCCTATCGGCCATCCCATCAACCACTCTGTCCAATTTGGGTTCAAATTTCCAGATGTCGGATGAACCACCATACTCAATGAAATTTGTTTGCCAATTTCTAATCTTCTTTGGATTGATGGGTTGCTCAAATTTCCTCTGTTTTTCCAATCTTCCGCATTTGGTGTCGGAAATATTCTTTTTTTCAGAGCTTTTCGGCTGTTGCTTCCCCCATCTATTCCTGTTGTATTTGGTGTATGGAAAAAATTCACATTGTTTGGTGTTTTTTCCAACAATCCAAATTCTTTGTCTATGGTGATTTGCGCCAACATCGGCTGCGGAAAGCACTCCCCATTCCGCATCGAACCCCATTTGGGCCAAATCTCTAAGGACTGTTCCAAGTCCTCTAGTAGTGAGCATTGGGGAATTTTCCACAAAAGCGTATTTGGGTCTAACTTCGCCAATGATTCTCGCCATTTCTTTCCACATTCCTGATCGTTCTGCCTCGATTCCCCCCCCCCTTCCTGCTGCTGAGATGTCTTGGCATGGAAATCCTCCTGATACAACATCAACAATTCCTCTCCAAGGCTTTCCATCAAAGGTTTGAACATCATCCCAAATTGGGAAACTCGGCAAAAGTCCATCATTTTGTCTTGCGAGCAATACGCTTGCTGGATAGGCTTCCCATTCAACAGCGCATACTGTTCTCCATCCAAGCAAATGTCCTCCAAGTATTCCTCCACCAGCACCTGCGAAAAGAGCCAACTCATTCAAAACAAAGCCTCCTCGAATTTAAATATGGGTTTTTTAACCTTTTTAGCCACAATCTTCCAATCAGGTCTTAGCGAAACAAGGTATTGAGCCTCAGTTCTGCTTTTGACCTGGCGAATCAACCCATCTTCGTCATAAATGAAATAGATCATGCTGCTTGCCTTTTCTTATCTCTGTGGTTGAGGATGAACTGCTTCATTTCGTAATAGCTGTTAAAACGAGCTAGGCGAGGATCTGCGCCACATTCGACCCTGTATGCCTCCTCAATCTGTTTATCGCTTCCTAGAGGCATTTCTGAGGCTTTCTGAGCCGTTTGAGTGATCCAAGAAGCCTCAAATGATCTCCATCCCTTAAAAATGATGGTTTCTAAGACCTGATCCAAAGGCATTTTGGCTAGTTCAGCCTCTTTGACCAATCTTGCAAGCACTCGATCCGTTACTGGAGCTTTGAGCCGTTTCCTGTAAACCAAAAAATCATTCCAAAGATCAACACTCACTCCGCTAGGAGTGGGTATAGTTTTTATTTGGTTCTTGGTTCTTGGTTCTTGGTTCTTGGTTGGCATTAGGGAGTGATTAGGGAGGGGTATAGGGGGGGTATTAGGGGAGTTATCGCTACCCTTATGCCACCTTAATGCTGCGCCTTTGCGACCCCCATCTTTCATAGCTTTGTATTTGGCTATTTCCACATCAGCTCGTTTGTTATGCCAAGCACCATCTTCAAAAACAAAGAACTCATGGAGCAAACTACCCACTATTTCAAAGCTAGACCTGACCTTACGAGCCAATTTAGCCGTATCAGTAAAGGGTTCTTCAGTTTGGTAATAAAGGTCAATCATGCGCCTGTAAGTCAGATCTTCCTCATCCGATAGATGGGAGGTATGACTCAAATAATCCCCTATGTGAAAAGGGTAAAAATTCATTGTTACTCCTTGGAAAACAAGTCAGGTCTAAGCATTTCTTTGGTCAATCTGCCTTCCGACAGCTCTATCAGAGTTCTGATGTGTTTTACTGGGATTTTGCCTCGTTTAGACCATTGGTAAATTGCGTTTTCCCTTACTCCTAAAGGCTTTGCCAGGTTTGCCAATACTCCAAATTCCAACTTTAATTCGTCAAATGGTTTCATATTATCCTTTCGTAAGAAACAGGCTAAATCATATACCAAAAGGAAAACAATGCAAAACCCTTAAATTAGGGAAAGCACTTAGAAAATAATGAAATAAAACTGTTGCAACCTGTCATTTTGCTGTATAGTTACACCTATGCAGTAATTTTTAACCAAGTGATGAAGGGAAAGTAAATATGAAAATTATCGAATCAGCAAGCCAAAAACAAGGCTCTGAAATTTTTTATAAATTTCAATCAGGCCATACAGCTATATGGTCTAAAACTGGAATCATGTGTTATTTGCCTGATGGCCGTTGGGTAGATAACAGAATGACAACTATTCGCAATGCAATTAAACAAGCAATTTTTAATGATTTTAGATAAGTGATAAAAGGAAATTGTATGCAAAAAGAACCTAAATTATGGGAAGTCTTAGCCTCCTGGCTTATGGGAGCGACTATCGGAATCTTCCTTGCTCTTGTCTATATCTACAGAACAGGAGGCTTCTAATGGGTATGTCTAGACATGATGCTTACTATGAGCCTGAAGATGATTACATGGATTCTGACGAGCTTCAGCATGAAGTTGCAGAGCTGATGAAAGATGATGAATTTAATCCTAATAAATGGAATAACTTTTGTGAAGCATTTGCAGCTCATCAAAACAAAGATGACATAGAGGCTTTAGAAGAAATGTTAGAGAAAAGAGATTTTGAAGCTCTAGGTAGAAAGCTGTGGAATATGTCGTTTGAATACTATGAAAACTGGGCTACTAGCCGAGTTACTGGTGAATATTAAAAAGGAAAAGTGATGAAAACATATCAAGAAATTAGAACAATCAATGTCAATGAACACACAGAAAAGAAAGGTAAATTCACCTACCTATCTTGGGCTTGGGCTGTGGATCAGCTACTACAGCTTGATGCAACTGCTACTTGGGAATACAAAGAACCAGTCTATTTCAACGAAACCCTGATGGTCTTTTGCTCGGTAACAGCTTTTGGCAAAACCATGACAGCTCAGTTACCAGTTATGAACATGAACAAAGCCATTCCTAATCCTGATGCTTTTCAGGTCAATACAGCTATGCAGCGTTGCCTGGCTAAGGCTATAGCTCTGCATGGTCTAGGTCTGTATATCTATGCTGGTGAAGATATTCCTGATGAAGAAGAAGTAGATTTAAGCGCTGAAGCCGATAAATGGGTTGAGGCTATTTCCAACTGTGATTCTATGGAGCTACTCAAAGATGTCTATAAAAATGCCTATAACACCTTATCCAAAGACAAATCAGCAGTATCAAAAATTGCCTCTGCCAAAGATGCCAAAAAAGCAGAACTGGGAGCTTAAAGAGCTGTTTGATTCAATTTTAGAGAGAGAAAAACAAGCGAGAAAAAAATGACACTTTTAATCACATTTTTAGCTTTAACTGGACTTGCTTGTTGGATCTTTATTGGAATTGTTCTTTTTTATATTTGGATGGATAAATGACTACCTTCACGACAGAAGATCGTATTGCAGCGATACAACAAGGAACTGAGGAATGGCATCAGCTTCGACTTGGAAAAGTTACCGCCTCTAGAGTTGCTGACATACTTTCAAAGACAAAAACAGGCCCATCAGCCAGCCGAGGAAACTATCTGATTGAGCTTGCCTTGCAACGAGTTACAAAGACCATAGAGGAATCTTACAACAGTCCAGCTATGGAATGGGGAACTCAAACAGAACCACAAGCTAGGGTTGCTTATGAAGTTACGACAGGCAACTTTGTGGATCAAATTGCTTTTGTAGATCACCCCACAATTAAGAACTTTGGTTGTTCTCCTGATGGAGTTGTAGGGGAAGGCTTGATCGAAATTAAATGCCCTAATTCTGCTACCCATTGGAGCTATATAAAGGCTAATGAACCGCCTCAAAAATACATTATTCAGATGCAATCTCAGATGTCAGTTACAGGAGCTAAATGGTGCGACTTTGTATCGTTTGATCCTCGTATGCCTGAAAGAAGTCAGCTCCTAATAGTAAGAATCAATCGAGATGAAGAATTGATAGCTGAAATCGAAAAAGAAGTTAAGCAATTTTTGAGCGAAGTAGAAGTGGAAGTAGATCTTATGGAGAAACGAAATGGCAATTAAATATTTTGTAAAAGCAGCAGTATCGGAATTTCAAGGTGATGATGGAAAGATGAAAAAGCGCTATCAATCTATTGGAGTTGTAATGGAAACAAAACATGGGCTGATGTTGAAGTTGGAGTCATTGCCAATCTTTGCTTTCAAAGAAGGAGCTGTTCTTGCTTACCTAAATGTTCCTGAAGATAAAGCTGATTCCAAGCCACTTGATAAGTTAGAGGAAGATATTCCATTCTAAGGAGGAGTGATGAAAAAAATATTGTTAGTGTTAATTTGTGGGTTTTTATTTGCTTGTTCCAGTAATCCAACTGTCTATAGCCAAGCACCTTCGCAACAGTTAATATTAGACAAGCAAGTTGCTGCTTTAACTAGGAATGAAGTTATCAATGGAGTTACAGAATGTGAAGGAGCTGGTCTTAGAGCTGTAGTAATAACAACTAAGCGCTCCATTAATGGCTTTACAACTGATATTCCTGTTGAAGTAACTTGTATGCCAAAACATAGATACCATTAAGGAGAAATCATGAAAAAAGCATTAGTAGCAGTAGGAGCGTTTTTTATTGTTGGTTATGTATCTGCTCAATACGCTAATTGTTGGCAACAATATGTTTGTGGGCCAGCAGGATGTCAATGGGTAACTATTTGCCGATAGGAGATTCTATGGAGCATATTTGGACTGTAAGCGGAACTGATATTACGATTAGATGGAGATTAAAAGGTTGGACTCCTCCATCAGAGCTTCAAGAATACAAAGACAAATGGTCTTACTGGCAAAATCTTCCGTTGCGTAAACTGGATGATGAGGCTAAACAGCAATATGAACAAGTTTTAAGAAAAGCAAAAGTAGCGAGGATCAAATGAACTATGAAGATGTTCCCTTTGCAGGGAAAATCCCCATACCTGAAGATGATTGCGAACAGGCTTTTTTTGATACCTTTCCAAGTTGTTTTGAACCAAATAAAGCAGCTCTACAAATTTGGACTATAGCTTGGCAATACAGCAGACTTAAAACTTTGGAAGAAGTAAGGACTTTAATCCGTAATTCTTAGTATTTCCGCATATTAGGTAATGGCGCATCCTTTTGGTCTGATTTCTTAGACTCAGGATGTGCCTTACTCATAGGCTTAGATTCATGCTTCTTTAGCTCTTTGCCAAATTCATAGACAGCGTTACGCAATTTAATCATTTGCGATTCTTCACGCTTTTCATGCTTTTTGGTTTCTTTATAAAATTTATCTGCCATTTTTACGCTCCTAAAATATCCATAGCTTTATGGATCTTGTTAATTCTATCTTGCAAACCTATTGTTCCACCATTAATTCTTCGAGTCATGGTAGTCCAATCCTCAGAATCGGCTAAAGCATTTAGACCTCTTTTGTTCCAAAACCATCCAGCAGACAAGGTAGCGTTCTCAGGCTGTAAAACAAGCTCAGGTTGATCCGCAAATGGTCTGTCTAGGGCTAGACCGCATACTGTGTAATTTGCCCTTCCTGTGAGCTGTATTAGACCCCTACCATGAAAGCGCCAACCATCCCCATCTTCAGTATTACCTAGATCAGCTCTGCCACCATAAACCTTATTGGCTATCTTTTCAGGATTTCGTTCAAATTGAGTAGCTACTTCTAGGCTTGGAAATCGGCTAGGCCATGTTGCCATTAGCCCTTTAGCCGAATAATTCAGGTTTTCTTCTAGAGTTTTGAAGTTAGCCGATTCATGCCCACATTGACCAATAAAAGCAGCTTGTCTTGTAGGAGTGTTTATTTCGTATTTCTCAAAGGTTTTTAATAAAGGCTCAAGCCATTTGCCTTCAATGCCTAAAGATAAAAGTTGAGCTTCAATCATTTCCGCAACATTCCTTTAATTTCTTCTGTCTTGTCCTTAGAACCTTGGCTAGAACCAAAATAAAAAGATAGGACTTGACCAGCAGCAGAGGTAATAAAACCTAGAGCAAAAATAATAATTTGTTGCTGATCTTGTGGAGTATTAACAAACATTAAAATCGCTATAAGGGTAAACGCTAATCCGACAACTCCCAAAGCTAAAACAGGAACAACAACTTTATCGAGCTTAGTAGCGTATTCCGAGGTAGCAACTTGAGCATAGGCTTGTCTTGCAGAATCTCGATCTTGGACTTCTAACTTAGCATATTCAAGGTCTAGTTCTTTGAGCTTTAAAGCCATTTCAGGATCACCAGTAAGAGCCTTAGTTACTCCTTCTACAGTTGCATCATCAATGCCTAGTTTTGAGGCTATCCAACCAACAGCAGCTCCTCCTGCTGGCCCTGCAACGGCTGTAGCCAAAACAGGAGCAACTCCTTTAAGTATTCCAAGTAATGTTTCCATTATTTACTTCCCCATACTAAGTAATAAGCTATATATCCTGCGACTACAAAGCACCAAAATTGAGCAACTTGGGCTTTGCGTAAATCTTTATTAAATTCCTTTTGCAACTCTTTTTCTTGTTTTTCTAATTTGGCTTTTAAGGCTTCAACTTCTACCCACCTTTGACCATATTTCTTTAAAAACTCTGCTCTTAATCTTGTTTCTTCTCGTCTAACTTGTTCCTCATGTTCCCATTGCATCAACACTTTTTTAAGGAACAGCTCCTTACGAATTTCGTTTTCTTTTAGTTCCCTGCGCCTATCTAAATTGCGTTGAACTGCTAAATCGGTTGCTTCTTTTTGTGTATCAGAAATGCTTTTAGAAAGCTCTTTGCTTACATCTCGACTAGCGTTTAGGGAGGAACTAAGAGATTTTGCTCCTTCCAAAAATCCGAATTGGTCTGACATACATTTTCATTTTCCTGAAAAGTAACTCCCCACAAAGCCAATTACTCCGCTAATGACCGATAAAATTCCCAATCCCATCCACAAAGCGCCTCTTGATTGGTTTACAAGTTTGACTAATTGTTCTATAGAACTCTCTAGCTTGTCTATTTTTTTAGACATTTCTTCTAGTTTTTTTTCGTTGTTTTCTACAGTATTCCAAAGGACTCCGTATTTAACAGGATCTAGCTCGAATGACATACTAAGCCTTCATAATGTAAGCAAGAGCATAGTAAGGAGGCAGATTAGCGTTAGTTCCGCTTACACCAGCATTATTAACAGTAATTCCTGTTGTTTCTGTAGAAGTATTAACAGTAGCTCCACCATAAATTTGACCGCCAGGGCCAAATCCATTATATGCAGTAGTTCCAGCAAGATTTCCTTGAATACTATGGTCATGACCAGGATCTGTAATTGTATGCGTATGAGTTACAACTATAGCGTCTGCTGATCCACCAGTAGCATTTACAGCATAAGTGTTACCAGCTCCTACAATAAAACGATCTCGTAAGTCAGGAGTTCCATTTGCTCCATTGCATAAATACCAACCAGCAGGAATAGAACCAGTAGATCCTGACCATAATAAAATGCAACCGCTTGGAACAACAGGAGCTGAAGCTGGTGCATTTTGAAGAATAGGATAAATATTGTCTAAAGTTTGTATTAAGACTGCATCAGAATTTTGAAGAACAAATTTATAAGAAAACCCAGTAAGTAGCCAAATTTGCTGTGGAGTTCTACCTGAAGCATCCAAAACAATAGGATTGGCATTAGCTATAGTTCCACCATTGTCTGTGTAGGTTACTAATGGAGTAGAAGATCCTGCTTGGTAGGTATAAATTAATCCACCAGCTAAAGGAACACCATTGTCATCAAAGAATTGCTGACCAACTCCGTATGGGGATAAAAGAACTGATGCCATAATTATTCCTTACCTATGTCTTTAAGATTAGTTTTGCCTTTTTGAGCATTTTTAGCCATTTCTTCTTGCAACTTCTGAGCTTGTTTTTTCTCAGATTTACCAATAGTAAACAAGGCTGCTTTTTCTCCTACCTTTTCACCAATCGTTGCTCCAAATGGAACACGAGTTACAGCTCCAACTTCCCTTCCAATCATAGGAAGTTTTTCTGCAAATTTGCTAACTCTTTGTGCTTGCAGAGCTGCGCCTTCATACGAATGGACTCCAGGCATAATATGACCAGCGTAATTTAAGGTATGGAAAGCTCTTTGTTCTTCAGGAGAAAAAGCGTGTTCAATCTTTTTAGATCTGATTGGATTATTAAGAAGATTGTTTACCGAGTTTTGATTCCATACTCCTGCTTTACCGCCACCAGCTTGAAATATTTCTCTAGCCAAAGCGCCTCGCATTTCAGCCTTGGCAGCTTCTGCATACTGCATTAACTCAGGAGTAATTTCTAAGTCAAATCCAGCTCCACGAACTCTGCCTTTAGAAATTTCATCATAGGTGTCGTAAATGTGCTTCCATTGATCGACAGGCATTGAATTGAGCTTTTTAGGAATAGCTTCAAAATTAGTTGCAGTTTGCACACCATTAGGATCTACATCACCAAAAAGGGTTTTAATGCCTTTAGATTCAAATATTTTCTTTTCAGCTTTATGAAGATTGTCAGCTTTCTTATACAAATCTTGACCGCCAGCTTTGGCAATATCTTGGTCAATAGCATTATTAATCTTGGCTATTGTTGAGGCATTATCTCTAGTCCATTCAGCGTTTAAAGCCTCTCTTACGGCTTTCCAAGAGGCAATACTGTTAGGAGGCAATATATTTCCTGCTCGATCCTCAAAACCAACAGTTTTAGCTAATTCAATTAATTGTTCTGCACTCTTAGCAACACCTTCATTGCCTCTTAAACCTAGACTAGCTCTAAATTGTTTGTTTTGTAATAACTGATTCACAGAATCTGTTTGTATAGGGTTATCACCTACTTTATTACGAGCTTCATCAAAAAGAGCTTGTTTTTGCTGTTTTAAGAATCCTGTAAGACCATCATCTCCAGCAATAGCATCATTCATGAGCTGACCACGCTCATAATCAGATGGTAAATTTTTACTAGCTCCTGTTGCCTCAACACGCTTTTCAGCATAACGAGTTAAAGCATTTTGCTCATCAGCAATTTGTTTTTTCAAGATCTCGCTTCTTGGAGTTGGATTGGCTGATCGAGCTTCTGTATATTCTTGTCGTAAAGTGTTTTCGTTACCAGTAATAACACCGCTACGAACTTGACCACTATCACCCAATATTTCGTTAGCAATTTGTGATCTAAGTTGCTGTTCTGTAACAGGAACATCTTGCTTAATCTTAGATAATTTAACTACAGGATATTGACCCCTGGCTGATTCTTCACCAGTAATCTTTCCTGCGTAAGGGTTGATTTCAACTTTAGCAGCTCCAACTCCTGTCATTGCAGGAGTGGTTGTAGGCGCAACTGGAGCAGTTGTAGGAGCTTGTTCCATCTTTGGAAAACGCTTTTCAAACTGTTCTTGAATCTTCATTGCACCACCTTTTGCAGATGGTAATTTAGCGCCAACACCCATTCCTAATGTGCCAAGCATATTCTCCACATCTTGCTTGGGTATGCCTGTTTTTTGAGAAATAACATCAGCACTTTCGCCAATGTATTCACCAATCTGACCCATGATTCTGCGAGTTGCTTCTTGTTTGTAAGCAGGATCTTCAGTAATGCCAAAGGTTTTTCCAAATGTAGGAACAGCTCCTGATACCTTTTGAGCTGTCTTAGTAGCTTGTTCAGGAGTTTGACCTAATGCTCTGCCACCAGCATAGACAACTTGACCAGCAGCAGAAGGAACAGCTTCCAAAGCTATATCAGCAAGAGAAGCTAATCCTTTGACTACATTTTTACCTTCTTCAATGGGAGATATAGACTTAACTTTTTGTGCGTAAACATCAACTCGTTTTGGTTTTTCTTGAGCCTTTTCTTTGCTAGGCTCTGCTTTGCCACCCATCAAAAAACTACTGAAATCATCTGTTGCTTCTTTTGCAGATGGTTGAGCAGTTGTTTGAGCAACTGCTGATTTACCACCAAAAATGTTTTTTCCACCTTTTTCCATCAAAATTATAGGGCCACTAATCACATGACGAACAGCAGGATTAGAAAGGTCTATTTCTTGATCAGGTTTTAATCCAGTTTTTTGAGCTACAAAATTAATATAGCTTTCAGTATCGTTTTTATCTTGAGGAGGAGCATAGCGACTAATAACTCCTCTTAGAGTATTAATGCCATGCTTTGTTCCATAAACTCTAAGATTGTCATCTAGAGCTTTAATACCTTCTTCATAGCTAGAAGGTTGTTGAAAGCCTGTAGATGATCCAACTGGTCTTAGATTGCCAACATTATATTGATTGACACCGCCAACAGGATTAGCTTGTGGACTAGGTTTTGCCTGTCCACCCATTAAGAATTGACCAAAATCATCCATTACAGAGTTCCTGTTTGCTCTAATCTTCTGATGTTATTGTATTGCTCATTAAAAATCTTTAGTTGATTTTTATCAGTTCCTAATAATTCATCTCTAGCTTTTGCTTTTTCTTCTTTGGTCATTCTTGGATCATTAAAGATATTCATTGCTTGGAATATCTTAGGATCAGCATTTTTAGACCACATTTGCTCAAATGACTTTAAGTTTTGATCTCCGAACTTGTCAGAGAATTTTTTAATTGCTGTCGCTTTTGAGTCAAGAGCTGTCATGTCTGCTTGAGTTCTACGAGCAATTTCAATTAATACTTTAGGAGGATATGTTTCATCTCCATTTGCCATTCTTTGTAATTGCTGTCCTGCAACAGTATCCATAGAACCGCCAGTTGCTTTGATATTAGCAATAGCAGCGTTAGCTAAGTCTTTAGACAATTCTTTGTAACGAATACCTTGTTCAGTTCCTAAGAATGTAGATAAGTTTCTTTCAAAAGAACCCAAAACTCCTGAAGTTGGCAATAAAGCAGATTTTTCAAGCTCCATAGCTTTTTTAATAACTTCATCCACATTTCTGCGAGAAGCAGGAAGTTCAGACTGCCTAGCAATTAAAGCTGTTTTAGAAGAAGTTCCAAGTTTACGCTCATCTTCCTCTTGTGGAAGTGCTGTATAGGCTTGACCAGCTTGCCTTATAGGATAAGACAAAGGAACTGGTTTACTTAAATCAGTCTTAACTGGTTGGCTCATATCTTGAGGTTGAACACCAGTTTTAGGAGCTGTAGTAGAAGTTGCGGAAGGAACATTAGTTTCAGTTCCTTGCACATTTGTCTGATAACCGCCTTGAGGCAACTGAGAAGGCAATACACCGCCAGGATAAACTTTTTCAAGCTGAGTTTGAGCATTTAAAGTTTTAGCTAAACTCATTGCTAACCATTCTCTTAATTGAGTTGGTGAGCCATTTACAGGCAAATTAGACAATGCTTGATTGACCGCATTATCAGGAGTTTTCATCCTTTTAGCGTTTTCCTTAACAGATGCAACAATGTCATCTGAAGTTAAATCAGGTTTTGTAAGTAAACCTTGAATACTTTGAGTAACTTGTGTTGTATGTCTTAAAGCATTATCTAATTCAGCAGTATTTGCTTGAATGGTAGCTGTTTTTGCTTGAGCTTGTCCTGCTTCAATTGCTGAAGGCAACAAAGCCTTTTCTTTTTGTAAGGCAGTAGAAGTTCTTCCAAGATTAACCATTTCTTGAATAGACATAGGTTTTTGTGCTTCAACAGTTCCATAAATACTTGGGTTAGGTAAAGTGCTTAGTGCTGGCATAGTGATTCCTTTAAGCTACGGCAATTGGGTTCACAATATTGCTACCAGTTGCATTTGGTTGCATAGATTGTTGAGGAAGCTGACCGCCTCCACCCCTATTCATAAGATAATAAGATCCAGCGTTTGCTACTCCTTGGATTGTATTTCCATAAATATTGCCTTGAGCTATTTGAGAAGCAGCTTGTGCGTTTCCTAATGCTGATGTCAAACTTGCAACATTAGTTCCTGTTCCAATAGTTGCGTTAGCTTGACCAGTAGCTGCTGTTAATCCAAAGTTAGCAATTTCCCTTAAATTAGAGAAAATATTGCCTCGTTGAGCCTGAAACTGATTAAAAGCATTAGCATATTCGCCTGAAGCAAAGTTTTGCGTATAGTCTTGTAGGCTACGCAAAGCATTACCGCTTACAGCTCCACCACTTGCATTAGAAGCCATTAAATTAGCTCTTTGACCTTGACCTAATCTAAATTCATAGCCTGGTGCTAAATAAGCGTTTAAATCTTTATTTGTAAATTGTTGAGTAAAATAAGGATCTGTGGACATTTTGCTAAGAGCAATTTCTCCTGCTGTAGAATAAGGAGTATAAAATTCTTTGGCTTGTTGTCCTGCTGCCAATAATTGATCTTGCGCTCTAGCTGTAGCATCAGCTTGAGTTCTTGCAGCACTTTTAGCTGCTTGACCTTGCATATATCCACTAGCTACTGTGCCAACTGCAATTGCTGTTGCGACTCCTGACATTTAATCTCTCCTTATTGCTAGACTCAAGGCTTGCCGATAATCGATAGTAATTTCTTCGCCTAAATTACCCCCATGACATCCATTTATAGCCTTTTTTGCCACTAAATCAATGTCATTATTATCTCTCAAAACCATAATTCCGTTAGCATTTTTTGAATGATTTGTATATCTGCCAACAGGAGTTCTTTTGCCATTTATTCTTGCAGGAGCTATAACTTCTCCTTCTTTAAAGTTTCCAGTAGCAAATACACCTTTTCCATCAATTCTAGAATTAGCAACCATAAACTTATAGTTACCAAAAGGCATTGGAATCTGATCGTCTGTATTTTCAGTCTGTTTGCGAACAGTTTCATGGTCAAAACCAAATTCAGCTATAGCCAAATAATAATCCGCAATATCAGAAGAATGATCTAAGGTAAGCAACAGTTTTTGTGAGTTTTGGTGATCTTGCCATGTCATGCTTTTTAACAAAAACATATCTTCTAGCTTTTCTATATCTGTTTCGCTAGTTGCATAAACATTCTGCCAAATCATATCTTCATGGATATAACCTATTTTTCTGCCAGCCTTGGCTACAAATGTCTGTGGAGCTACCAATTCTGTATGAGATCCATCTTCATTGACCATAGTTACTCTACCAGCCAACATGATGTTTAAATGCTCAGTTTTTTGATAATGCCCTATAGAAAATGTTCCTGCTGGAATCCTAACTTCTCGGATGTAAATGTTAGGAGCAAAATGATGAGTTACAGGACAATCAGTTTGTTTTTCTTGCAAAAAGTGCTTTTCTAGGCTTTGCACTTTTTCTTCAGTTATGACTTGTATATTAGACATTGTAATAAGGCACTTTGTAAATCTTGCCGTTTATTGTCATTTCAATAAATCCAACTGGATTAGCTGGTAAAACAGCACTTCCAGCAGTTGCTGAAGGTGAAATTTTAGTGAAATTTAATAGATTTAAAAACCATACTTGCCAAGCTCTAGTTGGTCTTTTGGTTTGTTCATCCATAAAATCTGTTTGAGGAAATGGGTTGTCTTGGCTTGGCCCCCATATTTGATTTGCCATTAGTTTTCCCCTACAGATGCTTTTAGGTTAGCCGAAACAATCACAGCTTTAATTGGATCTGTAACAACTACTTCAAAAATTCGATCTCTTGACCATCCCAATCTGCGCCAAATAATACGATTTTGATATTTACCAACCTTACCAATTCCAGCCCAATGTTCATTTGACCAAGTAGATCCACCATCATTTGACCACCGCAACATGGCTTGAGGGTTTATACCTATATCGTTATCGCCTAGAGGAAAAGTTTCAATACCTTGCAAACCTACACCAGGCTGAAACTGAATCTGCAATTCATCAAAATATTGCCGTTGAAAGTCAGATACCAAATGAGGGCATCTTCTCATTCTTCTAATGTGATTACCATTGTCTGTGTAATTAGTAGGATCTAATCGATAAATTTGCCCATTTTCGTAATCACCTACCAAAAATTGATTTTGAAACAAAGCTCCACAGTTTGATCTATGTCGCTTGTAATTGTTTTGGTTATCAGTCCAAAGCCACTTATGCCAAAGCTGAGTTGCTCCATCATAAACCCATGTCAATTCAAGGCTTGGAAAAGTAACAACATAACACTCATGTCCTTCAAGTTGATATGTGTAAGCTATAGCATCACTAATAGTTTGATTTACTAAGGTGTTTTCAACAGCATGAGTAGAAATACGCTGTGGGAAATAGCCATTCATTTGCACAATAACGGCTTGACCACGATCATTTCTAGACACATAAGCAAAAGAATTGCCAAATCGAGCCATTGAAAATTGAGCTGCTATCCCATGTTGAGAAGAAGCGCCAGGTATTCTTTGGAAAGGAAATGGAAAAGTTCCTACATCAGCCCAAACTTCAGAGGTTTTTTCACCTAATAAGTAAATCTGACCATGATCTACTATTAATGAAACAAGATCATCAGGCCCTGTAAATTTAGAAGCAAATGAAAGACCATAAGTAATTGGAGAAAGAACATCAGAGGCAGCGTATTGCTGAGTATCAGGTCTGTTATAAATAAAGTAGTTATCAACAATATCAACTACAGAGCCACCAGTAAAAGCTCCATCTGTGGAAGGAAGTTCACTAAAATTTAAGCCATACATGGTTCTAGAAGTAACAGTTTGACTGTTGTTTATGACATAGTTACCAGTTGATCCAGTTCCTGTTCCAAATGTCAAAGTAAGGGTTAAACCAGTTCCTGAACCATCTGATGAAGTTGATACATCATTAGCAGGAACAGAAGTGTATTGACCTGAAAAAGTTCTTGTAAGTCCTGTAACAGCTCCTGAACCGCCTATTGATGTAACTGTATAAGTAGCTGGACTAGATCCATAAACACCGCCCAAAACAGTAATATTTTCATTTACAGCGTAACCAGTTCCACCTGAAGCTATGGTTTCACTTAAAACAGTTCCGCTACCCAAAGCCGTAATAATTGTTTTAGCCGTTACTGTAGATCCTGTTATGGTTTGACCTGCATACAAAGTTCCACTAGAAACAGCAGAAACAGTCAAAGTTGTTCCTGACATATCTGCTGTTATTACAGCTCCAACAGTTGCTGAGTTCATTTGAATTGGAGAGGCAATTGTATGGCTTTGATTAATAGTCCAAGATGTTCCTGATCCACCAGTTATAACTGTTTGATTCGATATTCCAATACCAAATAAAGATTGTCCTGCTGCTATTGTTCCGCTTTGCAACAAAGTTACAGTAAGAGTAGTTCCGCTAATTGTTCCTTGAAATACCGCAGAAGCTGGATTAGAAATGCGCCAAGTGTAACGATTAGACCCATCTACGATATAAACATTTAGTCCATTATCTGTAATTCCGACTTGACCAGTTGAGCTATTTAACTGACCAACAATTGTGGGAGTAAAAGTTGATCCCATTACATAGACATAAGGCCCACATACAGCAACTAAATAATCACCGCCTGAAACAGTTCTCATTCCCCTTACTTGTTGAGCGTTTTGTAAGGTTACGACATTAGTTAAGCCTGGGGTTGGATAAAGAGCTATAACTTGTCTAGCACCTGAAGGAAGGGTAGGATCAATTTCAGGTCTAAAGTTTATGCACTCCTGTGCATCTTGATAGATGGAAGGAGCTTCATAAGCTGCACCAACAAAGCCAAAATCAGCCATTTTCTAGCCTTATCTAAAGAAACCACCATTGAGAATCCAACCAGCATCTTTTTGTCTGCTAGATAACATTGCATCTGCAAACTGAGCTGATGCCATTGGCTTCATATTGGTGCGTTTTAGTGTTGCTTTAGCTTGAGCTGCATAAGCATTAATCATTGCTATTTGAGT